GCTAAAGGTGGCTGCTCCATTGGAGCGGGAGTGGGAGAAGGCGTCACCGTAACAGGTAGCTCAGTTTCGGAATAAGGCATCGGGTTCGTGGGCATCGGGTCGACAGGCATTACCGGTTGATTTTTGTCCGGTAAATTCCTGGCAGGCGAACTGCCCAACTTCGTTTCCATTTGCTGCTGGGGCCCTGTAATGCCGGAAATCATATTTTCACTACCAGCAACACTGGCTGCTTGCGCAGCAGGGTCGTCATAGCGAAGGAAGGGCTTACCCCCAATAATAATATTGCCACCCCGCTCTCGCGCTTCTTTCACTCGTCGGCCCAGGCCAGAAGTAAAACGCCCAGCGATACCGCCCCGTCGGAAATTTTGTACAGGGTTGATGTAACGGTCGTACACTAATTGGCCTATGCCTGGTCGTTTGCTGTCCATTCCTTTCACTTCTCCGCCTTCTCTATAGGCCGTCGCTACACTAAGTTCTTCGCGTTTGTCTTTCGGGATTTTAAAATAATAACCTTTGCCTGTATAAGAGCCTTTTTTTGCGCTTTCTACAGGGATTTCTATTTCCTGCATTTCAATGCCGTGTTTTTTGGCGAATTTTTTTGCAGCCTCTAAATTTGGTTATCGTAAGCTGTTGCGGCTTTGTCACTAGCTGTGCCATGGTCCTGTGCCTGCTTGCTTGTGTTAAAAACAACACCGTCGTATCCGCCTCTAGCAGCTTCCGCAAACTGACTCCGAATTGCTAAAGGCGCCCAATTTCTATTTTCATACGGCAAATTTGGGTGTATGCCTGGCACTAGCTGAATCTGCCTTAGCAATCCTTCTATCGGACCACCGTCATAATTATTTATTAACTCATTTATGCGAGCTTGGCCTTCTGGGGAAGTGAGAACTTCTCGCTCAACAGCGGCCCGTAAACTTTTATCGCGAGGGTTAAACTCTTTTCCTTCCAGTCTTGCTTCGGTTGCTAATTGTCCTATCCGGTCCGCAACGGCTTTTTGATTTCTTTGGTGGTAATCGGACTGGATTTCGTCCACAAATTTGACATAACCTACCCCTGGAATATCCATGTCTTGGGTTCTAACGTGAACTATAGTGTTGGGAGGCGCCTTTCCACCAAAATGTGGATAATCATAAGCGATTCGCTTGTTGATTGTTTGCGCATACGCAAATGCGGTTTCCCTGTCCATCAAAGGCGTTTCCGCGCCGTTAGGAAACACAACTTTAGTGCCGCCATATTCTGAGTCTTGCCGCACTTGTAATTGTGGCAAAGGCCTATCGCTCACACTCAAAAACTCTAATTTATAATTTCGGCTGTTTGGGCCTGGGACAGCGAAAGACTCATCTGTGTATGAACTGGCTGGCGTAACCGTCTTTTGAATTGTTTTTTCTACGCCAGGCCTTTCCATATACATCAGCAAGTCGGCTGCATCCAAAACTCCGTCATTGTTAGACAGCATTCGATTTGCTTCGTCGGAGTCTAAAAATTGCAAAATTCCAGAACGTTGTATTTCTTTTTTATTGACACCACTACCAAGCCCAGGGTCCAAAAACTTTTTCCAATCTTCTAGTTTTTTTGGCCCCTCGGCATCGGTAATGCGTTCTATAAGCGAGCCTTCAATCATTGGCGGCGTTTTGGGGATATCGGGTACGACTCCAAGACGAGGTAGATTCCTTTCGGTGACCGCGTAATCTGGTGCGCCAGTCGCTCTACCTTCCCGAGTGTTAAACAACATGGTCGGCGTGGGCTTTTCTAACAAATCAGGGTTGAATTCACCAAAAACATTGCGTGGCTCCTCCAAGCCCCTGACTAGTTCCGAATACCCTCTGTCTATTGAACGGCCTAGCCCGACATCGTATTCAGCTTTTGCTATATCGTATGCAGCTTCGCTTCGAGCAGCTTTCTGTAAGCCACGAGCAAAAACTGGGTTTTGGTCTGGGTCAAGAAGGGGCGTTACTCGCGCAATACCGTCTAAAACAGAACGTTCATATGCGTCCGCTAGCGGTATAATTTCTTCAGCACTAGGAGAACCAGATCTGGCTGCAGCACTTTTTAAATCTCGCAGGTATTGCCTAAACGTTTGATCAGGTGAATCAAAAGGCTGATTGAAACTAATTTTGGATAAACCGCTAAAAAACCTATCGCCCGCAATAAATTGCGTCAAAGGATCGTTTTCAGTGTTAACTACTGGCATTGCCGCCTTGGTGATTTGGTCCTTTAATTTTTCTTGTTCTTCTTTAGCAAAAGGCAAGTACCTTTGCTTACGGATCAAAAACCTGAGGATTTCGTTGTCAGAAACGCCTAGTGCTTCAGGAAGACCAGTCCCTTTGATACCTTGTCTCAACGACCCTGACAAACCGTACATTTCGGAGCTTAGGTTGTCCAAATTAAAATCGTCGCGCGTTTCAGGCTGCGGGAAGTTTTCTTGCTCGTTTACCCACTCCTGCACAACAGGCAGCAATTTAGCTAAATTCAAATCTTCGACTGCTTCGCGCGGGTCATCTGGGTATAGTTTGAAAAAAGAAGGTTGCAGGACTATTGCTTCACCTTCTATGGTTATCCCTTTCCGTGCCATCTCCGCTGGCAAAAAATCCATTTCCACGTTGATGTTGCGCGCAGCAGGGTACTCTTCGTAAAATTCGTCAAACTTCAACAAGGCAGGTAACGGCACAGACCGCCCCTCCTCGAGTAGACCCAACATGTCTGTATTTACTTCCGCCTGACGTGGGTCAATTAAAAACCTAAAGTTCTTGTCTGGGCCCCGATAGCCCGTGCCAATAGCAAAATCGCGCATCCGCTCTGGGTTGTTTACAAACCGCCTTTCTGTTTCTAAAAAACGACCCATTCGTTGGGGGCCAGTAGCCGCTGACTTGCCCCCCATGATGCCAAACAATGGCCCTGCAACGCCGGCGGTAGCCGCCGCTGTGCCAGGAGCCAATAACATCGGGTTCAGCAAAATGGCGTCCGTAGCGGACACAGCTTGTCCCGTCTCTGGGTCAAACAACTCTGGCTCTCCGCGCACTGCAGCTTCGAAACTCGTCTGCATTTGACGGTTAATCGCGCCAGGAGCCGCTTGCGCCATTTCGAGGGCCCTGGACCGTGCTTCAGGGTCCGTGACCAAACCAGCAAGAGACTCGCCCGCCGTCATTGCACCCTGGACCACGGGCATATAACCCAGACCAAACTCTGGCTCGCCGTACAAACCCGGCTCTACGGAGCGGTCTACTACTAATTCACCACGCTCGTCAAAATAAGGGTCGGTAAACGTCTCTTCACGCTCTCTGTAGATAGGGCGACGGAAAGGTGTGAATAAATCTACGGCCTTACCGAGAACGCTCATGTCTTCTTGCTCAGGCAAGCCGTATTCGTAGCTCTGACGCTCGAGTTCGCGTAAGCGCGCTAATTCTTCGCCATTAGCCATAGTAAGATGCTGCGGATAGGTTCATGCTACCTTCGTCCTCCTCCCAATCATCCGTGGGAATACTGACAAAATTTCCTTGACGATAGCGCATCAGCGCCTGCGTCGTACTGTCTACAAGGTCATCATGCGAACCATTAGGAAAGGCCGCGCATTCTTCTATCAGTTCCGTGGCCCATGGTTCGTCGGGGGCCCACACCATGCCAGCTTCAAAGAGCGGCGAGATAGAATGCACTCGCGTGAGTTTATCATTCCCACGACTAGGCGTAAAATTTACCACAGGAATGCCCATTTGTCGTAATTCTTGTGTCAAAGGCATACCTGACGCCTTCGCTTCCACAATTACCGTCTCTGGCTCCCAATAATTGAACAAATCAAGCGCGATATCCTTCAGTTCTGGGAAATCCCACCGCCCTTTCTTGGCATCCAACAGTATGAGGTGAGCGGGGCCCCCAGTTTCCTCCGGACGGAACACACCCCACGTCGTAATTGCAGAATAATCCGCCGTCTCTCGCTTAGAAAACGCCGTGTCATAGCTTTGAATGACGTATTCAAGGTTAGGAACCTGCTCTCGGTCCCACAAACGCCACCAGTCACGCTTCAAAATCGACATTTCTTCAGCAGTAGGATTCTGCTGGTACTGCGCGTTCCACTGGTACGGGGGCACTGACGCCTTTACCGACAATAATTCGTCTACAGACCAGAATTCAGGCCAACAAGAGTCACCCGACGGCATAATGGCAGGCAATTCGACCACCTCCCACTGGTCTGCACGCTCGTCTTTGGTCATATTCTTGACCAACTGACCGGTCATGTCCTTCTCGGACCACCGCGTCTGAACCAAAACAATCGCTCCGCCCGGCTGCAAACGCTGTCGAGGACCCGCCGTGTACCATTCCCAGGCATTTTCAAACCCGCTAGCCGACATTGCCGTCTGCTCCGAGTGCGGATCGTCAATAATAATTAAATCACCACCACGGCCCGCGAGGTTTGACCCCACACCCACGGCGTAATACATCCCACCAGACTTCGTGTCCCACCGCCCAGAGGCCTTACTGTCCGCCGCTAGCTCACAATTCGGGAATATCTCCTGATACTCCTCCGTTTCAAGCAGATTCTTGACCTTACGACCAAAATTGACAGCCAGTTCCGTGGTGTGTGTCGCCTGGATAATCTTCATCTGCGGACGCTTACCGATCATCCACGCAGGAAACAAATAAGACGCAAACTCAGACTTGG